AAAGAAAGAAACTAATGTTAGTGACAAAGACTATCAAAAGCTTGTAGTAAAAATTAAAAAAACTTGTGAACAAATATACGAACATGAATGTAGAATAATAGATATGATATTTGAACAAGGAGATATCAAGGGTATTACTGCTAAACAAATGAAAAACTTTATACAATCAAGATTAAATATTTGTTTATCACAATTAGATATAAAACCTATGTACAATGTAGAGTATGACCCTATTAGTAGTTGGTTTTATAAAAATATTAATAGTGGTTCTTTACACGACTTCTTTGCAAAGCAAGGAAACAATTACACAAGAGATTGGGTGGAGGGTAAGTTTGCATGGTAGATAATACAAAACCTAAAAAGGAAGATAGGAAAAAGTTTGATATTGATTTAGCATACGGGGAAGTTAAAGAAGAACAAGTAGCATCTATGCTGCAAGATAAAAAGATAGAAGTTAAAAGTGAACGTGGTATGTGGATGAGGACAGGTAACATTTGTATTGAGTATGAATGTTGGAAGAAACCATCCGGTATTAATGCTACTGAATCTGATTATTGGTTTCATAATTTATGTATTGATGATAATATATTCTGTACATTAGTATTTGAAACAAAGAGTTTAAAGAAAATAATAAGAACAATGAAGGGGAAGAAGTCAGTTATGGGTGGTGATAATAATGCATCTAAGATGTGGTTGTTACCTATAAAGAAACTGTTTGACCCAGAAACATTTGAGGGATTTAAAAATGGTACAAAAACATAAATCAATTTATGATGAACTAGGGGATGAACGTAAGAGGTTACAAGCAGAGGGTAAACTACCCCTATGGGTTACTACCCCATCTTGGCAGATATTAAAAGATAAATATACTAGCCCTGAATACCCTGACTTATATTCTATTTATAAAAGAATCTCAACTGCGGCAGCAAGTCATATGGGAAGCGAAGAAGAACACTACAGAAAAGTATTCTTTAATCTTATGTGGAACGGATGGCTTGCCTGCTCTACCCCTATACTAGCTAACATGGGTTCTAAAAAAGGTTGTCCTGTATCTTGTAGTGGTAATTATGTGGGTGATAATGTCTATGACTTTTATGATTCACAAAAAGAAACAGCAGTTCTTAGTAAGAATGGTTTTGGTACTTCAAGTTATCTTGGTGAAATACGGGAGAGAGGTATGCCGATTTCCGCTGGAGGAGTGGCAAGTGGTATACTTCCCGTACTCAAAGACTTTGTACAGTTATCTCGTGATGTATCTCAAGGTAATACTAGAAGAGGTGCATGGGCGGGTTACTTAGAAATGGAGCATGGTGATTTCTGGGAGATAGCTGACTATGTTATTAACCACCCTGATGATTGTAATATAGGTTGGTTAGTAACTGAAGATTTTATTACTAGATTAGACAGTAAAGATGAAGATGCTATGTCTCGTTATCAGAAAGCTATGAAGGTTAAGATGTTAACAGGTAAAGGTTACTTTGTTTTTATTGATAAGATGAACAGCCAGAATCCACCTATGTATGCGGAGCATGGTCTAAAAGTTAAAGCTAGTAATTTATGTACAGAGATTACATTACATAGTGACGAGTTCCATACCTTTACTTGTGTATTATCGTCTATGAATTTAGCTAAGTATGATGAATGGAAAGATACAGATGCAGTACATGATGCTATCGTATTCCTAGATTGTGTTGCGGAAGAGTTTATACAGATGGGTAGGGGTATAAAAGGTTTAGAAAGTGCAGTTAGATTTACTGAATCTGGTAGGGCATTGGGGCTAGGAACACTAGGATTCCATACCTACCTACAACAAAATATGATTGACATTGAATCACTTGAAGCTCATACTTTAAATATGAATATGTTTAAGGATATAAAGAAAGACGCTGTAAAAGCTACTCAGATGTTAGCTAAGACTAAGGGTGAACCTAAGTGGTGTAAAGGGCATGGAGTCCGTAATACTCACTTACTGGCCATAGCCCCTAATAGTTCTAGTGCATTAGTTTGCGGTAGTGTATCACAAGGAATCGAACCAGTTTATAAAAATGTATTCGTACAAGGAAGCCCAGCTGGTGAGATAAACCGCATCAACCCTGTACTGATAGAGTTAATGAAGTCTAAAGACGTATACAATGACGAGACCATTAATCAAATCATTAAGGATAATGGTTCAGTACAGTTAGTTGATTGGCTTACGGATGAAGAGAAAGCTGTATTTAAAACTAGCTTTGAGATTAATCAAGAGGTGTTAGTTAGATTAGCTAGTGCAAGACAAAGAAGTATATGTCAGGCACAGTCCTTAAACTTATTCTTTCCCTCTGACACCCCTGAAGAAGAAATATCTAGGGTGCATAAACTAGCTTTTAAAGACAAATATATAAAGTCATTATACTATTTAAGAAGTGAGGCTGGAGTAAGAGGTAGTAGTGGTGAATGTGTAGCATGTGAAGGTTAATCCCCAAAGTAATCGGTGGTGTCTTTCCTCGCACCACCTTTTATTTTTTCTTATTTTTTAATTTTGCTTGTACTGTCTTTGACAAATCTTTTAAGTGATAAAGCCTTTTACTAGTTTTTGAGTGTTTAGCTCCGGAATGTAAATGCCCATTAGGCATTTTGTGAGTACCACCCTTATGTACTTTACCATCTCTTGTGTAATGTTTTACGTTCTTCATATTAATTTTCCATTGGTAGCTTGTTAAGTCTTAAATGTATTTTACCCAGTTCTCTCTCTATCCAACTAGCTAAATTATCTTCTATATCTCCAACCATTGTATCTTGTTTTTGTAATATATTATATACTTCTCCAATCATATTATTATTTAATAATACTCGTTCTTCTAAACTATTTAATTTAGATAAAAAGTTATTTACTAACCAAATTAAAATACATATTCCAGTTATTAATAGTAATAAAAGTTTTTTATTCATATTAATTACCCAATGAAAGAGGGTTGGAGTTGATTGTTGAACTTATTTTCTCAAAGCTCTTATCAACATGCTCAACGATTTTATCTATATCTGCATCAATTTTATCAATAAATGTTTTGTTGCTAGTTGCATTTATTTCTACAGCAGTTATTCTTTCAACAATAGCTGAGTTATCTCCACTAGGAATACTAGCAACGCTATCTTCTAAACTGCTCAAGCGTGATGACAGGTCTGCTATTAGCCACACCCCACTCCCCATTGGAGCTGCTACTGATATTAAAAAAATCAGAATTAGCTTGGGCGTAATCTTGATTGTTGAATCCGTCTTGTTTGTCATAAAAATCTATCTCCGTTGTTGTTAGGTCTATCGTATCTTTGTATGTGTTTTCAAAATATCCTTTGTTAAAAGATATTATGGTAGGTACATCAACAGTTTGTACCTTTACATCTGATACAGGTTTATCTAATACATTTTTTTCTTTGTGTACCCTTTGCTTTTCTTCTTCTTTTTGTTGTTTACTTTCATCTTCTTTACTGGTTTCTTTTTGTAATTCATTACTTTCTCCTTTAGCTTTTTCCGATTGTTCTTTAATTTCTAATTTTAAATCTTCTTCCATAGTAGTTTCTTCTATCTCAGAAGGTACTTCCTCACTTCTAATTTTCTCTAATGTTTCTGGTTCAGGTTCTGCAACTGGTTCAGATATTTGTTCTATCGGTTGTACTTCCGCTATATCCATTTGCATATCTAAAACAGGTATATCCACTACTAATAAATTTTCAGGGGGTGGTTTTATATCAATGATACCAGCTGATATAGTATTTGCTATAGATGTTGCATCTAACGACCCTATTTGTACAGTTTCTTCTACCTTTGGAACAACAATTGCTACAGGAGGCTCTGGTTTAACGATAACAGGGACTTGTATAGGCTGGGCCACTACTAGGTCAGAGAGTGTTAAAGTAAGGCTTAAATCGTCAATGATAGAGCCAAATTTTCCTTCCCAGTCCCCAGCATCATCACCAAAGACATTTACACTTACTGTTGTATTATTTATATTAAATTCTTTTTGCAACTCAATATTAAAAGTGGAAGTAATAACACCATCATTATAATCACTAGTAAAATTATAGTTTAAAGTTTCTGTCTGAGTGCCATCATTAAATACGATAGTTGTTTTAACTGTATCTAAATTATCTACTGTACCTTCAGTTGAACACCAAGCTCCAGTTGCTTCATTATTACAACCTATGGATAAAATACTGCCATGAGCTTTATCAATAATCTTTTCTTTTGATTCTACTAATATTTTTAAATCAATATCTTGTGATATAGAACCACCTTCAGCACCACTAAATCTAACTGACTGATTTAATTCTCCGTAATCATTACCATCATAAGTAGCAGTACCATCTAATTCCCACCCCTCAGTTTCATTATCAAATGAACCGTTATTTAGGAGATTTGATGTTTCCGTTGCTCTGACTGTTTGAGTTGCTGTAATTACTAACATTGTAGTCAGTACCCAAGTAGTCAGGATAACGTAAAATTTGCCCATAATCGTTTATATACCCCATCATTTTATAATGCTTAATTGCTTCTTGTCCAATTAGTGCTTTTTTACCATTCCAGATACTACAAGGTGTTCCAGAATGTAGCATAGCTGACCATACTGCTTTTGAATCAGCACACAAAATACTGACACTTGCAACCTTAAGCCCACTTTTTGCTAATGCCATACTCAAGGCACGATTTTCACACCGAAAATCTGTAAAAGTTGTACCTGTGGATATACCAACAACAGAAGTTTGCACAGCACCAACAACAGGAAAGCTGCATATCATTTGGCTATAGCTTTGCACACCTGCAGAGATTGCAGAGGGTGGGGGTTGGTTTTTGTAATTTACTGTACTATCTGCTGCATAACTGTTTATGGTTGTTATGATAGCTACTATGGTTGCTAGTAATAAAAATATAAATTTATCAATCATTTCTTCTTTCACTTTTTTGTCTTTTTAATGCATTTTCTAACCCACCACCAAAAAAGTTATACCATAGTTTACCAAATACAGGTAAATTTTTAATAGTTTTTTCTGGTAAAACATCATCTTCTGTAGCTAAATTATGAATATCTTTACCTATGTCTGTAAGTAAACTTAAAGGGGGTGTTACAGTGTTAACTATAGCTCCTTCAATATCTCCTTGTGATAAATATCTTTCCTGTATATATTGACTTGCAAACATAATTGACCATAAATGATTTATAGAATTGTCTGATATATCTTCAACATTAAAACCCTTACCCATAACCCAATCTTTAGTTTCTTTAACTGTACCATTCATGCCACCTACTAAAACCATATAACCTGCAAGATTTCTACCTGCTTTTAATTTGTTACCTGCTTTGTATTCTTGTATAACATTTTTACGAAGTAAATCTATTTGTTTTATTGTAAAAGATTTAAGGGCATAAAATATACGACCATTAGGAGCATTTAAATATGCTTGTGGCATTTCAGACATTGATATAGGCTGTGCATCTGATAGCTCATTCCATAAATAAAATTTAACCCTATCTGTTATTTCACCATTTTTTAACTCAGCCACTAACATATTAAATTCATCATCTCCAAATACTTCTTTATATTTTTTTGCTAAAGATTTAGTACCTGCTTCAGACTGCACTGCTTTTGTAGCTTTTTTATAACCAGCCTTTAATAAAACATTTTTACCGTATCTATCTGCCATTCTAAACCCAGATATTTTTAATACCCCACCTAATATTCTTGAAGTATCTATGGCATTATTTAACTCGTGTGACATTATGTCATCTAAACCTAATTCTTTCATAGACACTTTAGCTTTACCAAATAAAGCAGATATAGTATTTCTATTACCTTGAATCCAAGCAGAAACTCCAACATCACCTAATTGAATCATTGCAGATAATGGATTACCCAAAGTAACACCATAACCTATATCCCTAACATATTTAAGAACTTTATTGGGTGATTTTTCTCCCATACCAAATCTAGTAGTTAATAATTTTGTTACATCATCAACATCATCTATTTTAATATTACCAGCTTTTAATTCTTGATTAATATAATTCCCTACTGATTCTTCAATATTTTCATCATAAGGTTTAATTTTTTTATCTTTACTAACTCTACCTAAAAATGTTCTACGTTCAATATCATTAACTGATTGTCTAATATAATTTGTTAAAGCTACAGAAGGTTCATCATAAAATTTCATCATGTCTTCTGTGACTGTGTCTATTTTTCTTGACTTAGTAAAACCCAAACCTGCACCATCTACTTGACGATTAAAACCTCGAATTGATTTATTAAGAATATTTACTACTTCATCATCTGGTAAATCCTTTGCTGATTTTAATCCTAATTCTCTTGCCCTATTATACAAGGCATTGTTTATCACACCCCTTTGTTCTGAATTTAAAAGATTTTTTATACCGTCTAAATCTTTTACTTTTCTAGGAAAATAATTAGCAATTACGTTTATATCGTAGCCTACATCCGATAAATCTTTTTGTTTTTTATTTAATAAATTTCTAACATTAGTTATATCTTTTTGAATATTAGGGTTTTTAGGTTTTAATATTTTTACTACGCTACCATAGTTACCATTATTTAAATGCATACCTATTAATTTACGAGTTTTTTTATTTTCCCTATTAATTGCTCTAGTAAAATTTTTAATTAATTGTAATTCACTGTGTGTTCTTGTAGACACATTAAACTCATGTTTTCTTAATCTACCAAATATTCTTGGTGCAACATTTTTTATTCTTGTAGATATGTTACCAATTATTTCATCAGTAAATAAACTTACTTTACCTTGAGAGCCTTTATTATGTATTTTAAGTAATTCTTGCTCTACCCTTGCTTGAGGCAATGTTAAATTTTTTAAAGGTACAGATGTATTATTAATTGTTTTTGTTAAATCTTCCGCAGACATTCCTAATTCTTTTTGTACAAAATTAGGTATATCTTTTGCAGCTACATTTTTAGATTTAGCTAAAGATACTGCATCATTAATAAATTCCATTTTTAAATTAGCATCTTGTATTTCTTCTTTTTTTATTTTCCTACCCCTTAACACATTTAAACCTTTAACAATAACACCACCAGCTACTCCACTAAATGTTGTATATAAAGCTAATTTTTCTTTATCAATTTCAGCATCAACTGTAGCTAAATCTTCTGTAACAGAAAATAAACCACCTATACCTGCACTAGTAGCAATACCCGCTTTTACTGTCTGCCCAACTGGAAGAAGTATAGTAGGGTCAACAAGTATTTTTGAAATTGAACCTAGAGTTTCTGCAAAGCCAGTACTTCCCTCTTTACTTAGTGCAGACATAATTGGATATTCTTGTTTTAGTTCTTTTTGTCTATGCTTAATTAAAACTTCACGTCTTTTATCTTCCGGTAAGTCAGTAAAACCCTCCCCATATAATTCATCAGGGGATGTATAAAATGTACCGTTCCTACCGAAAGTACCCATAGGAAATTTACTTTCTAAATACAAAGAAGAATTAGTAAGAATATTATTAGTACTATCTAAACCGTAGTTAAACTTTTTAAAAGCACTTATTTCATCCAGAGCTTCTTTCCTTTCTTTTTCTTTTTTTTGTTTTTTTATTTGTTCAGGGGTAGATTCTTTAAAAACTGAATTAAGAATACTAAGGTCAACAGAACTTGTAGATTTTTTATCCACATCATTAGTTTCACTATCTTTAATAGGGCTAGATATTATTTCATTAATTAAATTTAAATCTGCCATTTAGTCTCCTTATTTTTTAAATTCCCACTTATTTGTAAAAGGTATATTCATACCGTCTATCAAATCACTATCTTTTTCTATTAAACCACTATTTTTATACTGGTTAAGAATTGCTAATACAGCATCTTTATCACCTCCCCAAGTATCTTCACGCCCCTCTTTCTTCTGTTTCTTTTTCCACTTGTCTTTATAATTTTCTAAATCATTATGTATTCTAGTTATAAGTTCATCTTTATTATTTATACCTGAAAAATCTGAATCATCTATAATACTAGAATATAAATCATTTTCTGCTTTAGTTGCTAACGAGGGAACAAAAGGTTTACCTCTATCTTCTTTTTCTTTTTCTTTTATTTCTTTTTCTTTTTTAAGATTTCTAGCATCAATAGATTGAGCTATACCAAGCATTGCTGCCCCTCTTTGATAATCGTTATTAGTTAAAAATGCTTCCGCTATCCTATTGTAATAATCTGAACTTGTCTTATCAAGCTTTGCTAAATCTTCCTGTAACTCTTTTTGTAAAGCTTCATTTTTTTTTGCCTTAGACATTTCAGGGTCTTCATACCCTAGCTTTTTCATTAAGCCACGCCCTAACATATCACCAAACTGTTGACCTAGTATAGCTACCGTAGGGTCTATATTACCAGCTTTTATTCTTGCTAGTGCTTTTTTTCTATTTTCTTCTGCTCTTTTTTCTAATATAGATGCAGTATCTAACCCAAATATATTTTTAATCATCCCTGCCATTATGCACCTCCATAAGCTTTACCAGCAGAACCTGCAGCTGCTACTAACATTTGTTCGAATAATCCCGGCTTACGCCCTGTAGCTGGTGTACCTGCTTGGAATGCTCCAGCAGTTGCAGCAGCACGAGCTTGTTCTAATCCAGAAGCTTGACCAATTAAACCTTGCTCTATACCTAATACATCTTTAAATGTACCCATACTAGCCCCTAGACCACCTAGTAAGTTAACTAGTTGTTGTTGTCTTGCTTCTTGATTTATATTATATAGCTCAGATTGTAAACCAAAGTCTTGTAATCTTTCTGCGGAAGCTAGTTGTCTTGCTTGTGGCCCTAACTCAGCTAATGCCCTAGATTGTGCTAAACCTAATCCGTAAGCATCAGGGCTAACCATTCCTGTACCTTCCCCAGCACCTACTGCTTCTCCTGACACTTGTAATCCTAAACGACCTGACCCAAACAAATCACTTCTTAATTGTTGTCTTTGTCTTTCTAGTTCAGGTGTTAATAAAGCAGTTTGCTCTTGTAATATTTGTTGCTCCCTTGCTCTTAAATCATCACCCGTAAAATCAAATGTAGGGATAGGGGCTTGTGCCTGTTCTAAGTATTGAGAAAGTAAGGGGCTAGTTGCAGCAATACCTTGCCCATACAACGCTTGTAATTCAGGGGTTAGTTCTTGTTCAAACCTAAATCCTAAATCACCTTCTTTTCTTCCTGTTGCTGTACCCGCTAAACCTGTATATGTAAACGGTTCAAACCTAGCTCCGGGTGCAGCTTTAGCTGGCTGTGCTTTTTCTCCACCTAATATTTTTCCTATACTACTACCCATTTTTTATCTCCTTAGTTTTATTTCGTTTTCTCCAGACCTGATGTAACAAACCATCTAGGCCCATCTCTGTGCTATATAATTCAAATTTGTACATTTCTAAAAATTTCCTATGTTTGTTATCATCAGTGTTTTCATGTAAAGCATATACATCTTGTTTGTATAATCTTAGTATTAAATCTAAACTATGTTGTAAACTTTTCTTTGTTTCTTTATTCCATTTGTAAACATCACAATGTAAAAATAATTTGTCCTCGTACTGTTCTGTAAATATTGTATAATCTTTATAAAGTATTACAGGTGTTTTCATTAAGCAGTTCTTTTCCACATATATACAACTATGTAAGGTTGTAAGTTAGCATCTGTACCACTAGAACCAGCTGATGCTATAGATGTAGCAACAGTAACTCCTGTTGTTTTAGTTTCTGTAAAACCATGCGGGTCTCCACTTCTTAAACCATTAGGGCCATCAGCAGTTCCAGATGACCCATAACTTGGGAACTCTGTACCTTGAGCAGATAAATGTTTGTGTCCGGGGTCAGTTACTGTAGAAGTTGCTGTATGTTTATGACTTACTACAATAGCATCTGCACTACCACCTGTTTCTTCTAATGTATCAAATGCTGTATCACTACCATCTATACCTACCATAACACGACCTGCACCAAATGATACCCAAGTACCAAAACCTAATAAGGTTGCGGGGTTAGTAGCTACTGCTGCTTGTGTGTATATAGTCCCTACTGGAAATAAAGCTGCTTTAGCTGCAGCAACTGCAGTAGTGATAGCAGATGTTACATAAGCTGTAGTGCCTATTTGTGTTGAATTAGTAGCAGCACTAGCTGTTGGAGCTGTTGGTGTACCTGTTAAAGCAGCATTATTAGTATCAGCTTTACTGTTTACTGCTGTCTGTATGGCATCAAATTCATCATCTATCTCTGTACCTTTTACAATCTTATTTGCATTACCTGTAGATAACGCATCCTTTGCTGCAAAGTCTGTTGTTTTTGAATAATTACTCATTATATAATCCTACCCTGTTTAGTGTAAATGTCTAGTTTTTGAACGCTTAATAACGCCCCATCTATTGTTGTTTCAATACCAAGTTGTACTATTGAACCTGAACCTGATATAGAAGAATCAAGTCTTTCCAAAGAAATACCTGAATGATACTCTGCTATTGTTGCTGCATTACTTCCGTACTCAGCTATACCGTACTCTGATACTGCTGATTGACTTAAAGTAAATGGAAAACTAAAATAATTAGTTGTATAATCAAAACCACACTTTAAAGTAAAAGGTTGTGATGAACTTCCAATAGCTGTAACTGCTGCTCTCTTTATTAATTTAAGTATATTAGGTTTATTAAAATCAAAATGATTAGTAAAGTATGACATGGTATATGCACTACCATTATCGTTATAACCACTATACTCAGCTATACCATCTGTTTGTGTTAGATACATAACTTTACTAGTAGCATCATAAACATAATCAGTATGACTTAAATTATTCCAAGTAGTTACTCTTAATGAAGCATCTTCTAAAGTACCCCTAGTATCAAATAAAAATACTTGTGCTGCTTCCGGTAAACTAATTAAATAAAAAGCTTCTTCAGGAAAGTAACAAGATTTAACTAAACCTAGGTCACTTTCTCTATTAACTATATCCATAAATGTATCTCTTACATTTTTAGATAAATCATTTAATGGTTGAGATTTTTCTTGTATTGTTCTACCTAATGAACGTAATCCAGTTGCCGATAAAAATACAATATCAGTTCCTGTATTTTGAATACTATCTCTAGCTATACACCCTACCCCTGAAATAACCTCAACTAAAGTTAAAGAAGTTGTACTAATAGTAGATGCAAAGTTATCTCCATCTGAATATATAATAATATGGTTTTTACAAAATATAATTAAGTTACCATTCATTTCACCTAAACCAGTAATTACATCTTGACCTTTAGGTAAAACTCCAGCTATGTTTAAAGAACCAGAACTACCTCCACCCCATTTATATCCATGTAATAAATCAGTAAAGTATACTGTAGTTTTATTAGTTGTAGTATCAGCAGCCCATAAACGACCAAAGGCTGACATAACTATATTAGCTTCTGGTGGTGTTCCTGAACTTCCTGTGTGTTGGTCTATACTTTTAAATTCATTAGGTGTAGTTTCATTTGTGTAATATAAAGGTTTATAATCTCTTTGGAAGAAATATGCTATATCGTTTAGTGTTGCACTACTCCAATTACCAGCACTAATAGTATCAGTAGTAGTAGGGGTGCGTTCTGTTAATGTAGCCAGTCCTGTATGAAATTTAGTACTAGACCAAGACACTAAAGTATTAGTTCCTGCTATATCTAAAAAGGGGTGCATACCTTTTAAGTTAACACCTGTACCACCGGAAGTAGTACGATATAACCAACCTTTTCTTGCACCTAATCTACCAAATTCATCTATAATACAGTTATTAGCTTCTAAAGCAAAGCTAGGGTCATTAGCTACACTAGACTCTTGGGTATTTAAACCTAAGAATGCTGGGGCTACTAATGATGCTGTTAATATTTGTTTTGACATTATTTAATAATTCCTAAGTAATTAAGCTTCATACCAAATACTTTCTTCTGGGTGTTTAGCTGCATCTAAAGCTATAGCATCTTGTAAGGCATTGTTTGCTCTAGCATATGCACTTGTTGTAGTAGCACCACCATCTTCTCCACGTTCTTCTACAGCTAGTGCATAAGCTAATAGTTCAATAGGTTTAGTTGGTACGCTAAAAGTATCTGCATCACTTTCTAATTCTGCACTTCTTAATATTACATTAAAGTAAATCGTATAAGCTTTATCAGGTATTGGATATAAATCAACTTGTGTATCCCCGTCAGAACTTATACCGTTAAAACAATAGTAATAGGGTGAGCCTGTTGCTGGTTCTGTATTTAAAAATAAATTATTAAAATCATGTGAACTTTTTTGTTTTAAGAAAAAATCATCAGTTTCATTTATAACATCTAATACTGTTAATCTATTCTGTGTACCATTAAGTTCATAATTAAATATACCATTGGAAGTGGTAGCTGTTAGTGTATTACGAAGTCCTGACCAATGCCAAGCATTCTCTACATCTATTAAAGCATCATTAACTAACACCCCTATTAATTTAGAGTATGTTGTTTCATTTACAGATGCTACAGTTCTTTCCCTTAATCGTTTTAAAATATTGTTTACTACTTGTAAGTATGTCATTTTATATTCCTATGTTGTACGGTACTTTTTTACTTTCTTTGCTACCTTTTTAGGTTGTGCTACAAACTGTTTACCTTTTCTATTACCTTTTGCTTTAGCAGCATTAGTAGCTCTTTTCTCAGCGGGTGTTAAAGCATTCCAAGCTGCATCCGGTAAGTATCTTCTTTTACCATTACTAGGTTTACCACTAGATGTTCTCCACTTTTGATTAGTCCAATCAGTTAAACTTTGTTGTCTTTTAGTTTTATTAGACATAACCACCACCTTTAGCTTTATATTGTTTAGCTAACATTTGAGCTTTACGAGCTGACCATTGTCCGGGCTTACCACCCTTACTACCTGCTTTAATTTTGTTAAAAAGATTTTTACGCATAGTAGGTTTAGTATAATTACCTGCTTTATTTACTGTACTTTTTTTTGTTTTCTTTTTTACCATTTTACTTTATTCGCCCAATAAGCTGCTGACATTTTTCCTTTAGCTATATTTTTACCATGTCTAGCTTTAAATGATTTTCTTTTTGCTTTCATTTTAGCTGACTCCCCTGATTTAGGTTTACCTGCTGTACTAGCTCCTTGCTCTCCAAACCTAATAGTTTTTATTTTATCACCTTGTTTAGCAACTACTACATGAGATTTCTTAGGATGGTTAGGGGTACGTTTAGGTTTATTATAACAACATACACCTGCTTTTTTTAACCTGCTGTCTTTTTTCTTATCTGTCATAATTTATGTGGCATCCTTCCACGATAGTACAATCTTCTGTACTGACCATTGATTTTCCTATTTGGATGTGCCGCCATTATTTTTGCAAGTTTATACATATTGCCTCCTCTTATAACTTAGTTATACCACCAAAGCTAGATAGCCATACTATTAAACTTATAGATACAACACCCATAATCCACATTAGTTTTTTAGATACACTTTTACCAACTTCAGCATATACTTTTTCTAATGCTCTTCCAGCTGCTTTTTCTGCTATTCTATCTATGTCAGCTTCCGTTAAAAATTTTTGTTTTTCATTCATTTGTATCCCCTTACAATTTTATTTGATGGTATTACTTTATTATTAACAATACCAGATGTTATTTTATTTTTAATAACACCCATAAACATTAATGTATATACAGGTTTATTTGCTTTTATTTCGTGAAACTGATTATGCGATAACTTATTAATCCATTTCTTTTTTGTTGCAATACCATTTACAACT